GTCGTCGGCAGCGTCAGATGTGTATAAGAGACAGGTATTTATAATAATTATCATTTCTGTCATTACCTATACAGTACAAGTATTTAAACGTCATATTCACGATTTTTTGAGCTTTGCCATAATGAATACTCTGGTATAGATTTTTCAACACGTTCATTAATGCATCACAAGTTGTTTTATGCCACTCATCAAAAACATCTTTTTCACTATAGTTATCTACCCCATAATCTTTGAATCGGTTGATGAGCGAATTATTCGGATCAGAACAGATTTGTTTATATAATCCCTCAACTCCTTTGACGTCAATATGTTCTTGTTTTTTTGTTGTTCTGAATGTGAAATCACCCAGTGCTTTTTTTATTGCTTTTTCAAATGGGTCTTCTATATCATCCCATTGATTATATCTTTCTTTAAAACAATCTACATTGTATTTCAGCTTATCGTTAATATCCATATTCATCACTTCTTTTCTCAATTATACCACACCTAAAAGCCTATAGCAACTTTGGGGGATTTGTAGGTTTTGGCACATTATCTGTCAAAAGAGCATTTGTAATGCTCGCTGTAATCGTATCTTATAACAGGTTCGGATGTAATCCCAAAGGCAGCTATTATTTCACTTATGTATTTATCCTCAACATTTGGATTCATATAAATAATTGCTTTTCCTTTTGCGTTATAATCCACTCTTCCTCGTGGATAGTAGTCAAACGGTTTATTGCACGGCTTGACGCTATTCCACAGTAGCTTGTGATTGAAAGTGTTCCCTGATTTTGCAACGCCTTTGGTTGCCGTTTTATCAAACGGAAAAGCCAAAAGATTGTTATCAACTATCCAGAACACTCCTCGTTTATTCACAGTTTTTCTCCTTTTGTGCTTTCAGAAATTCTCTTATCCGCTGCTTTGAGTTGTTCGGTAGTCCCTTGCTTCTCTTTGAGTTGGTTCACAATGAGGTCATACATTTCAGTTGCTCTGACATCAATATTGTGCAGATATGAATTGAGTTTACAGCTAGTAAAAAATGAATTGTAAAACACCTTTTTGTTTTGCTTAATGAATTCAAGACGCCTTTGTCCCCAATGACCGATTTCAAAGTGCTTTTCTGTTGAGATTAAATTTGGTAGATATACGCCATTTACAAGCGTGTAATCTAATCCGTTTTTTCATCAGTAATGTACTTTTTCATAACATAATCCTCCGTATGCTTAATTGATATATTTTTTCTATACCTACAATCAAACATAGGCTGATAAAAAACTGAAGGCATCCACCCTCCTTATGGAGTGGACGCCTTCTTGCTGTGCTTTGCAACATCACCGGCAACGCCTAATGTCTTGTTTGCCGCCTTACTGCTTTTACCCGCGGCGTCACCCGCTACAGTGATACAGGAAATAAAGGATAATCCTGTGCTTTGGTATAGAGAAAAATCGCCGTTTGGGTAGCAAAAAAGCCCGATATAATCGGGCTTTTCGTGAGACATCTTTTTTGTCTCCACATTATGGCGGAGATGGAGAGATTTGAACTCTTAACAAATGCAGTATTTAAGCCATAAAACGGCTTACTGTGTAAAATCTGTGCAATGCGTTGAAATTCTGTTACTTTTAGTAGTTGTTTTCAAAGTATGTATTCAGCTTATTAAGTGCCTCTGTTTTGTGCTTTTGTGTAAGGTGAGTGTAGATGTCTGATGTAGTGGAATATTGAGCGTGACCTAAAATTTCCTGAACATCCTTTATGTTCAGATTAGCCTCAAAACAGATTGTAGCAAAGCCGTGTCGGGCAATGTGGGGAGTAAGCTCGGCAAGGCCTGTGGCAGTCTGATAGTCTTTCCAAAGTTTATCAAAGCGTGACTGTGTGTAATATTCGCCGTCACAATTAAAGACAATTTCATTTTTCTCGCCCTTGATTTTAAGTAACTCTGTTTCAAGACCTTTTGTAAGCAGTACATCACGCTTGCCTGCCTCTGTCTTCGGTTCTTTTATGTGTGGTGCATTGTTTACATGATACAATGATTTTGTGATATGTATTATATGGTTTTCAAAGTCTATGTCGCTCCATTTAAGAGCCAATGCTTCGCCTCGTCTGACACCTGTATTGAGAAAGAAAAACGCAAGCAATCCTCCCGGGGCAGAGATTGAATTTTTGATAATCTCGATTTCCTCGTATGTTGGGGCTCTGCGGTGCGTTCTTTTAAGATTCTTGCTTATTTGTATGTATTGGCAAGGATTGTTTGTTATATATTCATTTTGTGTGGCATAAGTGAAAATAAGGCTAAGTACGGATGCGTATGCTTTAACGGTTTTATATGCCCAAGATTTAGGAAACTTCGCTATATAGTGGTTGATTTCACGAAGTCCGATGTTTGTTATAGGCTCATCGCCAAAATAGTCAACAGCCCGTTCTGCTCGTGGCTTGTATGCCTTGACAGAACCTTGAGCAAGAGCTTCAAATGCATCAGCTTCCCATTCTTCCACAACAGCAGAGAACGGCATACCTGACTTAGTTTGCTCACTTTCGGGATTATAAGCAAAAATTTTCTTTTCAAGTTCTTTTTCGGTTCTTGCTCTGAATATGTGTCTTTTGCCGTCATAGACGATTGATTTTTCATAAAGCCCGTCAGGTCTGCGGTAATATTTTTGATTTGCAGATTTAGAACCACACCAAGGGCAGAATTTAAAATCAGACTGCAAAGTCTTTTTGCATCTCTTGCATTTCATAAAAAACACCTCTGTATTCATTTTTTATTGACACAAAGGCTAATTTATCTTATAATAATTAAAGACTTTCCACAGTCTTGTATGGCCTTTGCGTCGTACACCGCTCTATCCTGTTGGCGCAGGGTAGGGCGGATTTTTTTTATTTTGTTATTGCTTTATTGCTGTAAATTTATTTTTGTAATCCATAATAGTTACGAGGTGATTTTTATGGATTATAAAAAGTATCAGAAGTCCCGAAATATGTCGTGGGAAATCCTGTTAAAAGAAAACGTCCGAGAACTCCCTGTTAATATTGTTGAACTGTGTTACAAACTCGGCATTGCAGTAAAGTATTACGACAAATTGGAGCAGGGCAATGACGGTAAGTGCACCGTTATTAACAATCAACCTATCATATTTATACGAAAAGATTGCAATCGGCAGCGGAAACGCTTTACTATTGCGCATGAGCTTGGGCACATAATGCTCGGACATGTAGGACAATACGAACTTATCAATCGAGAAATCTCACCAAATGACAATCCCATTGAGCAAGAAGCAAATGTATTTGCCAGCCGTTTGCTTGCTCCTGCTTGTGTGTTGTGGGGATTAGAGGTCAAAAGTGCTGACGAAATATCTCAAATATGCGATATAAGCCTAATTGCGGCAGAATACCGCTGGCAACGTTTGCAAAAACTCTACAAGCGAAACAAGTTTCTTGTTGCTCCGCTTGAGAGAGAGGTTTACAAACAATTCCAAAACTTTATTTTAAGTCATCAACATCAGGTAAATCCATAAGTTTTTGAAAATCGTCATCCGTAACGGTTGTTTCATTAAAACTTCCGTTTCGGGCGGCGGTTTTTATTTTGTAAGTATCTTTTTTATAATTGCCACTACATATTAAATCATTTGAATATTCGAAAAGCCTATTTTTTCCAAAATTATTCAATGCCGCATAGTTAGTAATTAGTTTTTCTTTGTGAATGTTTGTTCCGCTGTCAGAGTTACTATTAATAAACGAGGTGTACCCTAAAATATTGTTATTGTCATCTACATTTACCATATATGTATTACCTTTGTATGTTTCAACCACAATATAAAATTTGTGCCCATCCTCGCATAAAAATTCCATAGCAATTCCGCTACTTTTTTCTTGCGAGAAATTTACCGATAAAACTCTAATAAAATGGACATAATCATAATCACACAAAGGGCATTTAATTTCAGCTTCTTCAATTTCATGTGGAATAAAATTTAGTCTTATAGTTTTTCCTATTAAATAATCGACAGAACATTTATAAAAATCTGCTAATTTGATTAAAGTTTCAGAGTTTGGTTCCCTTTCGTTTTTTTCATAGCCAACATAAGTTGTGTATGAGATCCCTAATTTTTCAGAAGCTTGTTTCATGTTAAGATTAAGTTCTGTTCTAAGTTCTCTAAGTTTTTCCCCGAGCATATTTTTCCTCCAATAAAACGATTTGTTTGTTATAAATACAATACTCTAAATGTGTAAAAATGTCAAGTAAATAATTAAAATAATATTCAATTAGTGTAATTGCACAAAAATCTATAATACTCTTTGTGCGTAATTTACTTGTAAAAGATATTGACAAATACTCTTATTGCGTATATAATCAACTTATAGATACGCAATAAGAGTATTTCTATTTAACACGATAAAGGAGGTGAGATTAGTGCTGTTTTTATACCCAAATATTGAAGCCGAAAGAGCAAGAGCTAATATGACACAAGAAGACCTTGCTAATAAGTTAAAAATTGAACGTAAAAGTTATTATAATTGGCAAACAAAAGGTAATATTCCCATTAATATACTTTTGAGTTTAGCTGATATTTTTAATTGTTCAACCGATTACTTATTAGGAAGAACTAACAATCCTTCTTGTTTCGTAGAAGCTATTAGAAACTAACTTAGCCGAACAGCAGAAAACAGCTTAGGAGGAGATTTATATGGCTGACACACATACAGACGAAATTTTTAATGTGTACGGTGCACTTGATAATCTCAACAAGCGAATGAAATCTGTTGAGAACAAAGTTCCCGATTACACAGCAGATATGCTTGAAGTTTACCGAAATCTCGGTGCTCTTACAAAGCGTATCGCAGAACTTGAAAAAGTTCTTGCCGAACAACAGAAAACAGCATAGGAAAGGAGTGATATAGTGGAAATAACAGTAAAAGGTACATCAAAAGAAATTGCTGACCTTGTATTGCAAGTACAAAGTCAGCAAACAAAAGTAACATCAGTTAATATTTCCAATAGTAACGCCGATGATTTGGTCGTAGAATACAACCATAGAATGCATATGAGTGATTGTGTTGGACGATGTTGATCTTATTTTTACATCTTTTAAAATTATGTAACCATCATTACCAACAATTACAGGTTCGGAATCTGTAGAAGAAATATTTTTTAAGTATTCTTCTTTAGTATTATCGCAAATCTTATATAAAACGCCGTACAAAGAATTTTCATCGTCAATTTCCTGCTCAGACGGGACCTTACCTGAAATGATTCCGGCAGAAGTTGTTAATATCAAGTTGTTTTCTTCTAAACCTTTGACTTCCGGAATACAAGACATAGCTATTATTAAGCTTTTCTTAAGTGATGAATGATTCATATTAATTTCACCTCGCTTTCTGTATATGGTTAGTGAATTGGAGTTCACCACTAAATATAGTATAACATAAAAAGGTCGTGAAATCAATGCACATTAAAGAATTTAGTATAATTTTGAGAGAAAACAGAAAACAAAGAGGAATTTCGCAAAGCGAACTCGCTAAAAAAGCAGGCTTTACAAAAAGAGCTATCCAATACTGGGAGAAAGGAGAAAAAAGCATTTCACTTGAAAACGCTGATAAGTTGTTTAAGGCGTTAGGCGTACAGATTACTATTGGAACTCAATAACAACTCACTATCGAGTTTAATTTTAAGGAGGAAACAAAATGTTAAATAACAAAGGACAGATTGTCATTTTTGCAGACAAAGCCACATCAGGCTCAAATGTAGTATCTGCGTGTGTATCAGATGAAACCGCAAAGGCTCTTAACGAGCTTTGCGAGAAGTCCGGAAAGAAGATGTCGAGCCTTGTTCGCACTCTGATTGAGGACGCTATCAGCTTAGTTACGATTGTGGGGGAGTAATATGCCACGAGAAAAAACTTTGTTTAGAGACAACCTCGACAGGTTAGACGCTGCGTTTCCGGATAAGGAAGTTTTGCAGTATCGGGACATCGCAAAGTATCTCGGAAAAAGTTGCGTTACTGTTAAGCGACACTTTCAAAAAGACTATAACAAGAAACTCGGCGGAATCAGCAAGGCAGTCCTTGCAAGTATTTTGAGCTGATTAAGGAGAAGAATTACAATGGCACTCAGACACATTAAAACAAAACGCAGTCTTAAGGACGAGAACAAGCACTTACATAGCTTAGTCAAGCACTTGCAGATTGAACTTGAGAACGCAAGGCTTGACCTTTGCATTAAGAATGACGCAATCAACGGCTACCGCAAGGAGAACATCAAGCTCAGACAGCGCATTAACAGTATGTATGCATATGATGTTTTCGGGGAGGAGGTGTAATTATGCGAGCTAATTTAGACATCAGAGCAAAAGCAAAAGGTGCAGGCGTGAAACTGTGGGAGATTGCAGACAAATTGGGCATTACCGACAGCAATTTCAGCCGCAAACTCCGTCACGAGTTGCCACAGGCTGAAAAGGACCGCATTTTCTCAATTATTGAGGAAATTGCAAAAGAAGAAAACCGCTGACAGCGCGCAATAAAAAATTAATTAAAAGGAGATATTTATATGAAAAAATCTATAAAGGAAAAAGTGCTTGAGATTATGGCACTTGCACTCGAGTTTAATGGTAAGCCGACCAAACAGGAGCTCACAGGCAATAAACCGACGATATTCGTTGACTTCGCCGGACATGTGTGCGAATTAGATGTTGGCATATATATTGACGGGTGGGACTCTTCAGCCAACAAAGATGTTAAACTGATGTATTTGGACAGTCCGTCAGCGGCTAAAGAACTCGACAGAACATTAACGGACCTCAAGACTATTATCGCAAAATATGAAGAAAACCGCTGAAGCTCTCGCACAGCTCCAACGGTTCAAGGATATAATATGAAATCAATCAACATTATTATATCCTTTCTTACTCAAAAAATCAAGATATAAAGGAGAAAAAAGAATGTCAGTAAAAATTTCAGCTTTTGAAATTGAAAATGTAAAAAGAGTAAAGGCGGTTGCTTATGAACCAACCGAAAACGGACTTACCGTGTTGGGCGGTAAAAACGGACAGGGCAAGACGTCTGTTCTTGACGCAATTGCGTGGGCTCTCGGCGGTAATCGTTTCGCTCCGTCTGCTCCGTACCGTGAGGGTTCAACAATTCCGCCACATCTAAAAATCAAGCTCTCAAACGGTATTGTTGTGGAGCGCAGCGGTAAGAACAGCAGCCTTAAAGTAATTGATACCTTAGGCAACAAAGGCGGACAGGCTTTGCTTGACGCATTTGTCAGCAACTTTGCTCTTGACCTGCCAAAATTTATGAATGCAACAGGCAAGGAAAAAGCTGACACGCTCCTGCAGATTATCGGTGTAGGCAACAGAGTTTACGAGCTCGAAACGCAGGAAACACAGGTGTATAACGAGCGCCGTGCTATCGGTCAGATTGCAGACCAAAAGAAAAAGTTTGCCGCCGAAATGCCCGAGTTTGAGGGCGTGCCGAATGAACCTGTGTCAGCCTCGGAACTTATCAACAAACAGCAGGAAATTCTTGCACGCAACGGTGAAAATAACCGTCTGAGAGCAGAAAAAGATAACCTTGAAAACCGTGCCAATAATTTGCAGAGCGAAATCAACAGGCTTAACGAGGATTTGAGGAAATATAATTCCGAGCTTACAAAAGTGCTTGCACAGCTTGAACAGAGCAGAAAGACCGTTGCCGAACTGCACGATGAAAGCACGGCAGAGCTTGAAAGAAACATTACCGAGATTGACGAAATTAACCGCAAAGTCAGAGCAAACCTCGATAAAGCAAAAGCTGATGAGGACGCAAAGGAATATTACGGCAAGTACGCCGATATGACGGCACAGCTTGAAGAAATCCGCAAAACAAAATATGACTTGCTCAACAACGCAAATTTGCCCCTTGACGGTTTATCGGTTGAAAAGGGCGAGCTTACATACAACGGTTTTAAGTGGGACAACATGAGCGGTTCGGAACAGCTTCGTGTCGCTACAGCAATTGTTCGCAAGCTCAATCCCGAATGCGGATTTGTCCTGCTTGACAAGCTCGAACAAATGGATACCGACACACTCAAAGACTTTGCAAAATGGCTTGAATCAGAGGGCTTGCAGGCTATTGCGACAAGAGTTTCAAACGGCGATGAATGCTCAATTATCATTGAGGACGGCTATATTAAGTCCGAAACAACCGCACCTGCAGCAACACCAACTTGGACAGAAGGAGAGTTTTAATTATGGCTACAAGAACTACAACAGCAAAAACAAATACAAATGAATGCGTAATCAAATGTAATCCGCACAGAGAGCTTGCCTGCGGTTATACCAAAGTCAAGATTATGCCCGAAAATTATTCAAGAATTGTTTTGATTGCAGGTATGACAGGTAAGTCAATACAGGACCTTACAAACGAACTGCTCAATTACGCAATCGACTATGTTGTCATTGATGTTGACGGCAATAAAATCAACTTTTCAGATGTACAGGGGGTAAGATAATGAACATCACAAAAGGTAAAATCAAGTCGGCTCAAAAGGTTGTAATTTACGGTCCCGAGGGTATCGGCAAATCAACTTTTGCTTCGCAGTTTCCGAACCCTCTGTTTATCGACACAGAGGGCAGTACAAAAAACCTTGATGTTGCGAGAATGGATAAACCGACATCGTGGACTATGCTCAAAAGTCAGCTTGAATATATCAAAAACAATCCGACTGTATGCAAAACAGTTGTTATTGATACAATTGACTGGGCGGAACAGCTTTGCATTGACGATATTTGCTCAAAGTACGGCAAAAAAGGTATTGAAGATTTCGGTTACGGAAACGGCTATGTTTATGAAAAAGAGGAGTTCGGCAGATTCCTGAACAGCCTTGAAGATTTGATTGACAGAGGAATTAACGTGGTGCTTACCGCACACGCACAGCTCCGCAAATTTTCACAGCCTGACGAAATCGGCGAGTATGACCGTTGGGAGCTTAAACTCGGCAAAAAGACTGCTTCACAGATTTCTCCGCTTGTAAAAGAATGGGCGGATATGGTGCTTTTCGCTAATTACAAAACTATCGCAGTCGCATCGGATAAAGACGGAAAAAAATATAAAGCTCAAGGTGGCGGCAGAGTGATGTACACACTTCATCACCCTTGTTGGGACGCTAAAAATCGTCACGAACTGCCGGAGGAAATGGAGTTTGATTATTCAGGTATTTCACATATTTTTAATAATAATACAGTTTCAAACCACACTGCCCCAGTTACACCTACTCAACCTGAACCGAATGCTTCGACTGTGCCGGCACCTATACCAATTCAGCCTAAGCCACCTGTAGCTGAACCGGTTGCACAACCTAAACCGTTATACGAGCCTAATATTCCTGACGATATTCCAAAAGCTCTTGCCGATCTTATGAGAGCAAACGGAGTTGACGAAAGCGAAATCAGACAGGCAGTATTTACACAAGGGCATTATCCTTATGAAACACCGATTAAAAATTATGACCCACTCTTTGTTCAAGGCTGCTTAGTAGGCGCTTGGGATAAAGTCTTTCAGGTAGTAAGCAACAACAGAGATTTACCATTTGAATAAGATAAGAAAGGAAGATGAATAATGGATAGAGAATTTGGTTGGAATGACGAAATAACCGAAGAGGGCGTAAATTATGAACCGCTCCCCGAGGGTAATTATGATTTTACAGTAGCAAAGGTTGAGCGTGCTCGCTCACAGGGTAAAGGTAAACTGCCACCCTGCAACATGGCAAAAGTGACTTTTGATGTATGGGGAGCAGATGACAAGAGAGAAATTACAGTTAATTTCGTACTACACTCATCGCTTGAATGGAAGCTGTCACAGCTCTTTTTGTCCGTGTCAATGAAAAAACACGGCGAACCGCTCCGTATGGACTGGACAGGCATTATCGGCAAGAAAGGTAAATGTCAGGTTATCATCCGCAAATATGTCAAGAATGACGGCACAGAGGGCGTAACAAATGACATCAAGTATTTCTACGCTTATGATGAGCAAGTGACAACTGTATCGCCTGTTGTAGCACAGTCTGCACCTCAGCAGTATGTACAGCCTACATATCCGCCACAGTATGTACAGCCTACATATCCGCCACAGTATAACACACAGCCTGCAATGCCAAATACTGCGACGCCGAATAACTGGACACCGGGTAGCTTTTAATGCAGTTACGACCGTACCAGAATGAAGCGAAGAATGCCGTTTTCTCCGAGTGGGAAAGCGGCAATTTAAAAACATTACTTGTCTTGCCTACAGGCTGTGGCAAGACAATAGTTTTTGCAAAAATCACTGAAGAATGTGTCCGTCGAGGTGACAGGGTGCTGATACTTGCCCACCGTGGAGAATTGCTCGACCAAGCGGCAGACAAAATCAAAAAAGCAACAGGACTTAATTCGTCGGTTGAAAAAGCCGAGCAAAGTTGTATAGGTTCGTGGAACAGGGTTGTTGTAGGCTCTGTGCAGACGCTTATGCGTGAGAAAAGGCTGTCAAACTTTGACAGTGATTATTTTGACACAATCATTATTGATGAAGCACATCACTCAATCAGCGACAGCTATCAGCGTGTGCTTGAGCATTTTGACAATGCGAAAGTGTTGGGTGTTACCGCAACACCCGACCGAGGAGATATGAAAAATTTAGGAACAGTATTTGATTCGCTTGCGTATGAATACACACTCCCTAAGGCTATCAAAGAGGGGTATCTGTCACCGATTAAAGCTGTGACTATACCGCTTACACTTGACCTTTCGGGAGTTGCCACACAGGCAGGAGATTTTAAAGCAAGTGATATTGACACGGCACTTGATCCGTATCTTTATCAGATTGCCGAAGAAATGAAAAAATACTGTAAGAGTCGTAAAACTGTTGTGTTTTTACCACTTGTAAAAACATCGCAGAAATTTAGAGATATTTTGAACGAAAAAGGCTTTAAAGCGGCAGAGGTAAACGGTAACAGCGAGGACAGAGCAGAGATATTGCAGGACTTTGAAAACGATAAATACAATGTCTTGTGTAACTCAATGCTTTTAACCGAGGGTTGGGACTGCCCAAGTGTTGACTGCGTTGTTGTTTTAAGACCTACAAAGGTGCGTGGGCTTTACTGCCAAATGGTCGGCAGAGGTACAAGACTTGCTCCAAACAAGACGGAGCTTTTGCTGCTCGACTTTTTATGGCATACAGAGCGACACGAACTTTGCAGACCTGCACATCTCATTTGCGACAACGAAGAAGTCGCACAAAAGATGACCGAAAACTTATCAGAACAGGCAGGCTGTCCGATTGACATTGAAGAAGCGGAGAAAAAAGCAAGTGAAGATGTTGTTGCTCAGCGTGAAGAGGCGCTTGCAAATCAGCTTGCGGAAATGCGAACACGCAAACGCAAACTTGTAGATCCGCTGCAGTATGAAATGTCGATTCAGGCGCAGGACCTTGCAGGCTATGTTCCTGCATTCGGCTGGGAGTGTTCTCCGCCTACAGACAAACAGAAAGCAAAACTTGAAAAGCTCGGAATATTCCCTGATGAAATTCAGAGTGCCGGCAAAGCAAAACTTATTCTTGACAGGCTCGAAAAGCGAAGAATTGAGGGCTTAACCACACCTAAACAAATCCGTATGCTCGAAAGCAGAGGTTTTCAGCATGTGGGCAAGTGGCAGTTTGACGAAGCGTCAACCTTGATTTCAAGGATTGCCGAAAACGGTTGGAGAACTCCGAAAAACATTAACCCGAAAACATATGTACCGCAAAGCGAGGTGAATACGGTTGGACTTACTTGAAGCACTTGAATATATAAGACCGGCTGACCTTGACTATCAAGAATGGGTAAATGTCGGAATGGCACTCAAGCAAGAGGGATACAGCGTAAAGGACTGGGACGATTGGAGCCGAGCAGACAGCCGATATCACAACGGTGAGTGTGAAAAGAAATGGCAGAGCTTTAACGGCTCTGCCTCACCGGTTACAGCCGGCACAATAATCCAAATGGCTAAGGACAGAGGGATGACTTTTCGGGAATCGAAAGAGCTTGGTTGGGATGATGAAATTGCTTTTGAACAGGGCAATATCGGAGTAACAGCCTGTGAGGGTGTAAAGTTTCACGAGCCTGCAAACTGGAATCCTGTGAATGAAATTGTAACCTACCTTGAAACCCTCTTTGACAGCTCCGAAAATGTCGGCTATGTAACCGAAACTTGGGAGAAGAACGATAACGGCAAGGTTAAATATCTGCCTACAAAGGGCAGTTGTGACCGTACGGCAGGTGAGCTTATTGCCGCCCTCAACAATTGTGACGGTGATATTTCAAATGTATTCGGTGATTACAAGCCCGAGGCAGGAGCGTGGATAAGGTTTAATCCGTTGGACGGTAAGGGTGTTAAAAACGAGAATGTAACCGATTATCGTTACGCTCTGGTGGAATCTGACTGTATGGCTCTTGAAGAACAAAATGCAATCATCAGAGAGCTTGAGCTGCCTGTTGCGGTGCTTGTTTATTCGGGTGGAAAATCAGTCCACGCTATCGTTAAGATTGATGCTGCAAACTATGATGAGTACCGCAAAAGGGTTGATTATCTTTACAATGTATGCCGTAAAAACGGCTTTGAAATCGATAAACAGAACCGCAATCCGTCAAGGTTGAGCCGTATGCCCGGTGTTATCCGCAATGGCAAAAAGCAGTTTATCATTGACACAAACATCGGTAAATCCGATTTTTCCGAGTGGAAAGACTGGGTGGAGAGTATCAACGACGATTTGCCTGACCTCGAAAACCTCGCAGATTTTTTTCAAAATCCTCCCGAGCTCGCTCCGCCTCTTATTGACGGTATTTTACGACAAGGACATAAAATGTTGCTTGGTGGTCCTTCAAAGGCCGGCAAATCTTTTGGACTTATCGAATTGTGTGTAGCAATAGCAGAGGGCACGAAATGGTTTGGCTTTCAATGCACGCAAGGAAATATCTTGTATGTAAATCTTGAACTTGACCGTGCTTCCTGTTTTCACAGATTCAAGGATGTATATGAAACACTGGGACTTGAACCGAAAAATCTCAACAGAATTGATATTTGGAACTTGCGTGGTAAGTCCGTGCCTATGGACAAGCTCGCACCTATGCTTATACGCAGAGCCTTGAAAGGCAATTTTATAGCGGTTGTGATAGACCCAATATACAAGGTAATTACCGGTGACGAGAACAGTGCTGACCAAATGGCACACTTTTGCAACCAGTTTGACAAGGTATGTACAGAAATCGGATGTGCAGTGATCTACTGTCACCACCATTCAAAAGGTTCTCAGGGCGGTAAAAAGTCAATGGACAGAGTTTCGGGTTCGGGGGTTTTTGCTCGCGACCCTGATGCACTTCTTGACCTTACACAGCTTGAAATCGGCGACAATCTAATCAAGCAACAGCAAGACGAAGCAACCTGTGCGATATGCAAAAACTGGATAAGCAGATTTAATAAAAACATTGATGAGTTATGTTCTCAAGATGATTTAGTTACTGCTTCTAAAATGCTTGATATAGCCGAAAATGCTCTTCCTAAGCAGTCTTACATGCTAATGCTTAATGATATAGCTAAGTCAAATAAAGCTGTACAGGGCCGCACAGCGTGGCGAATAGAGGGCACACTAAGAGAATTTCCAAAATTTGATGCTCTGAATTTGTGGTTTGATTATCCTATACACAGAGCTGATACAACAGGTGTGTTGAAAGACTGCAATTTTGAGGGCGATTTTAACATCAAAGGCTCGCCCTACAAAAAGAATTTCAGCAAGAAAAAGAGTGAATCGGAACGCAAGCAGGAACAAAACGATGCCCTCGAAACAGCGTTTAGCGGTGCTGAAGAAAACGGTCAGGCAAATGTAGCTGACTTAGCAGAATATATGGGAAAGTCCGAAAAAACGGTCAGACGATACATAAAAGAGCACAGCGGTTTTTGGATAGACGGCGGTGAAGTAGGGCGAAAGGACACGGACAAAGTCGAATAATTTGTCTGTCTGTCCGAGAGACAAAGTCGATAAATTTTATGTCCCTGTCCGTGTCCCTAAGACGGACAAAGTCGATAAAAAATCGAAAATGTCCCTCTCGGACAAAAACAGGGACAAAGTCGATAAATTATCGAGAATGTCCGAGGGACAGACAAAACTATATATACTACGTATATATAAACGGTGTCCGTTCCCTAAAGGTCACAGGGGTGAAGTAGTTGTGCGAAGCTTACGCACAACAACTCCTTCCCCTGACCTGTGACTAAAAGCAAAATTCAAAAATCAAAAGTAACTTTAATGCTTTAAAGGAGTGAAATATTAAAAATGGATTTTTTTATGGCGATGATACCGCCGACTGTAACTGCACAGGAACATAAGGTTATGGTAAAAAACGGCAAACCTGTTTTTTATAATCCGCCCGAGGTGAAACAGGCAAGAGAAAAGCTCACATCACATTTGGCAAAGTTTAAACCGTCAGAACCGTACGAGTCGGCTGTCAGACTGATAACAAAATGGTGTTTTCCTCGCGGTAAACATCAGGACGGCGAATATCGTATAACAAAGCCCGACACGGACAATCTGCAAAAAATGCTAAAAGACTGTATGACCGCTCTCGGCTTTTGGTCTGATGACGCACTTGTCGCAAGTGAGATATGCGAAAAGTTTTGGGCAGAGGTTCCGGGCATTTACATCGAGGTGGAAGTGCTGTGAATATTTCGGAGGTTAAGCGAAACCTTGAACGAAAGGTGCTTTACAACGGCGCAGAATACATTCTGACGGGCTGTATCATCAGACGAGGCATAACAGGAAAGTTTTATTATCAGGCTGAAATAAAGGATTTAAACGCTAATTCTGCATTGTTGTATTGCAGACTTGAAGATTTGGAGGAGATGAAATAAATGTATTCAGCTATATGTCAAATATGTGGTAACGAATTTACAGCAAGAGCAAAAACAACAAAATATTGTTCAGCTTGTGTCAGTAAAGCCAAAGCCGAGGCGGCGCTACACAGAAAAGAGCAGTTAAACAGACCGCCGACAACCGATACAGAATTTTTAATATACAACAGATGAATTGTTGAAGTGAGGTGTGAACACAATGACAAACTTTGAAAAAATCAAATCAATGAGTATCGACGAAATGGCTGATAGCCCTATGACGATTTTTGCCTGCCCATACGGAACATCACACGCCAGCGGTTCTATGGAAAAGCAATTCAGCGACAGCTGTTTCGATGATGATTGCACCGCTTGCATAAAACATTGGCTTGAAAGTGAGGCACTTGAAAGTGAGGCAGAAGAATGACTGCAAAAGAAATCAAAGACATAAACCGAGAAATTACGAGGTTAAAAGCTAAGATTGCACGCATAGCCGCCGAGGCTGACAATACATCGCCTAAGCTGTCGGATTTACCGAGTGCAGGTCAAACATCTGACAAGGTCGGCAATGCGGTGGTGCAGATTGCAGATATTCAAAGGGAGATACAAAACCTTGAAATCCGCCGAAACGCAGCACTCAACAGCCTATCTCGTGACGATTTTGTGGAGAACTGCTTATTTATGCACCTTAGCCTGCGATACAGCTGGGCGAAGATAGCAGTTGATACAGGCGGAATAAATACACCGGATAACATAAGAAAAATGTGCAACCGCCACCATTGGTAAATTTGTCCGTTTTTCCGTTCTAAGGGTGATATAATATAAAATGAAGAAATCGATAATAAGAGGCATTTTGTAGTTCTCCTTTTTCAAAAATAACGGCAGACCGCTCTCATTTGAGGGCGGTCTGTGTTGTGTGTGGTTATTTTATACAAATAATTACTTTCTTAATTGTGCGGTTTACAGAAAAATGTAAAATCTGTTGAATTGTGTCAAATAATATGATAGATTAGTGATATATTACAACTAAGGAGAGTTGCATATGAGCGAAGAAAATAAGGCAAAAACCTGTTTTGTTATAATGCCTATATCAGACCAGCCAAAATATCCTGCAGGTCATTTTGATAAAATATACGGACAGATAATTGTTCCTGCTGTCCAAAAAGCAGGATTTGAACCTATAAGAGCAGATAGCGATCAAATATGTGATTCGATAATGCAAAAAATTTTGAAAAATTTAGTTGAATGTGATATGGCAATTTGTGATTTAAGTTCAAGAAATCCGAATGTTATGTATGAATTAGGAATTCGACAAGCCTATGGTAAAAAAGTAGTTTTGATACAGGATGATGCTACTGATAAAATTTTTGATGTAGCAGGAATTAATACTGTTTTTTATAAGAAAGATAGATTGTACGAAAATGTTATGAAGGCAAAAGATGATATTGCTAATGCGATAAAGGAAACTTATAAAAATGGTTCATTTTCGTTAATGAACATAGTCAATTTAGAAAATGCAAAAGTGGATAATTCCAAAGTTGATGAGGTCGTTTTCGATAGAATTATGATGAAATCAATATATTCAAAGTTAGATGCTATGGAAGACTCAATAAGACTGCTTTCTAATACGCAAAATGTAAGCGATGAATTAAATTGTGGCCTCAATAAACGTAGTTTTGCACGGCTGGTTATGGAATGCAAAGATGCATTGGGGAATTATCCAGATGATCTTGATTTACTTGTTTCATGTTATCAAAGATTATCGAGAGCAAACAATGTGATGCTTCATAATAGGAACGATAAATCTTTTACACCTAAAGACTATCTAAATGTGAAAAATACACTGATGGAATTGAATGACAGAATTAATGCTTTAACGAATGACAGAATTAATGCTTTAACGCTTAATACTGATTAATGGAGAGTGCATTTAGTACTCTCTTTTCTTTTGCTTATTTTACATAAAGAGAGGTGGTGACGGTGGCAAAAGGAAAGTATGAAAAATGGCTTAAAGAAGATAATTTATTACTGCTTGAGGGTTGGGCAAGGGACGGCTTGACCGATGAGCAGATAGCTAAGAATATAGGCATAGGCGAAAGAACACTTTATGAATGGAAAGAAAAATATCCGCAGATTTCGCAGTCCCTAAAAAAAGGCAAAGAGGTTGTGGACTATGAAGTTGAAAATGCTTTGTTGTCCTCTGCTCTTGAGGGCAACACTACTGCACAAATATTTTGGCTGAAAAACCGTCGCCCCGACAAGTGGCGGGATAAGCAAAAAGAGGAAACCGACAAGACCGCACTCGACAAGCTCGACAGCATTTTGAAAGAAATCAAATATGACGCAGAAAGGAGCACAAACAATGCCGTACACGATTAAACAAAAAGAATATATCGCAAACGCTACACATCGTTGGAACATAAAAAGCGGTGCGGTGCGTTCGGGCAAAAGTTTTGTTGATGTCACCTGTATTGTGCCTATGCGTATTCGAGAGCGAATCGGTAAGGACGGTTTGTGCTTTATCATAGGCGTGTCAAAAGAAACCATTGAGCGAAATGTATTGCAGCCTATGCGAGAGCGTTACACCTCTGATGTTGTCGGTACGATTAACAGCCGAAACATTGCAAAAGTGTGCGGTGAAGATGTGTACTGTTTGGGTGCGGAAAAGGTCAGTCAGGTTGCTAAAATTCAGGGTGCGTCGGCAAAATATATTTACGGTGATGAGGTTGCAAAGTGGAACGAAGATGTTTTCAATATGCTCAAATCCCGACTTGACAAGCCTTATTCGTGCTTTGACGGCAGCTTAAACCCCGAACACCCTACGCATTGGCTGAAAAAGTTTATTGACAGTGACGCAGATATTTATTTGCAGGAATACACAATTTTCGATAATAAATTCTTATCCGAGGAGTTTGTAAAAAATCTCTGCAATGAGTACGAGGGTACTATTTTTTATGACCGCCTTATACTCGGGAAATGGGTGCGTGCAGAGGGTGCGATTTACCGCAGATTTGCCGATAATCCCAAAAAATTTTACTGTCAAATTACAGACAAAATCAACACGGATTTACCGTACAGGCAGTTTTTGAAATCGGAACTTGAAGAAGTAACAATCGGCATTGACTTTGGCGGCAATAAATCGGGCCACGCATTTGTGGCAACGGCAAAGACAAGAGGCTACAATAATTTAATAGCGTTGAAAAGCGAACGACACTTCGGTGAATACGACGGAAACGATATTGACAGGCTGGCAATTAATTTTGCACAGTCTGTTTTTGATTTATGCGGTGTTGTGGACTTTGTGTATTGGGATAATGCCGAAACTGTACTCGGTCGAGGAATTAAAAGAGCGTTTGAGGAGCATTTTCCAAATACGATAGTCAGACCGGCACGCAAATGTCCTGTACAAGACCGTATTCAATGCACCTTGCGGCTTATGGGTGCAGGCAGGTTCTTTTACACTGACGGCTGCGACACGCTGAAAACGGCTCTTTGTGAGGCTGTATGGAATGATAAAAAACTTGTTGACGAAAGACTTGACGACGGTTCAACCGACATCGATAGCCTCGACAGTTTTGAATACACATTTGAACGGGATATAAAAAGATTTATAAGGGCGGTGTGAAATGCAATTCATAAATTTTTTGAAAGGAGTGTGGCAGAGAATGTTCCCTCTAAAGGATATTAAACAGGCTTTGGGCGTTAAACTTGCGATTACGGATGATATGATGCAAAGCATTGAAATGTGGCAGAAATGCTTTGCGGGGCAGGCTTTTTGGCTTTCCGACAGCGTTATAAGTTTAAGGCTTGAGCAGGCGATTACAAGAGAGTTTGCAAACATCACGCTTAACGAAATGACCGCAAGCGTAAGCAATGACAAATTGCAGAAAATCTTTGAAACCGCAACGGAAGACCTTAACTCCGAATTGCAGTCGGGACTTGCAACAGGCGCAATGGTGATTAAACCGTTAGGCGGCGACAAGGTGCAGTATATTTCCGCAAATGCCTTTGTACCGATTGAATTTGACGCAAGGCATAGGCTTGTAAAAGTTATCTTTCCTGAATTTAAGAAAATCGGCGACAACTATTACACAAGGCTTGAGTATCACAGCCTTGATACCGAAAAGGGATTGACAATTACCAACACTGCTTATGTGTCTGCAAGTGAGGGGCAACTCGGAAGAGAAATTCCGCTTGCGGCAGTTGACGAGTGGGCAAGCCTGCCGAATGCTGTTACATACCCTGCAATGCTCCGCCCTGCTTTCGGTTATTTTCGCACACCGATTAAAAACACGATTGACGGCTCATCTTGCGGTGTTTCTGTCTACGCAAATGACATAAATCTTATTCGTAAAATAGACACACAATTCGGCAGACTTGATTGGGAGTTTGAGAGCGGCGAAAGGGCAATACATGTTGATGCCGCAGCTTTCAAGAAAGAGGGTACTGAAAAACTCAACAAAAGACTTTACAAAGCTGTAGATGTTGACCTCGGAGATAATGAATTGTTCAAAGATTTTTCTCCTGCAATTCGTCAATCTGATATTACCGACGGGCTAAATACATATCTTCGCAGACTTGAATTTTCGGTCGGTCTTGCATATGGCGACCTATCCGACCCCGACACTGTCGCAAAGACGGCTACGGAGATATTATCGGCTAAGAACCGAAAGTACAACACTGTATCGGCAATTCAGAAACAGCTTAAATATTGTCTTGACGATTTGGTGTATGCTCTCGCCTTTTACAATTCGCTGACAACAAGCGGTTACACATTCGTTTGTGACTTTAAGGACAGTATTCTCACAGATGAACAGACCGAACGCACACAGGATATTCAGGACTTGAGTCTTGGAATTATGCGACCTGATGAGTATCGTATGAAATGGTACGGAGAGGACGAAAAGACAGCAAAAAAGAACCTGCCGCAGTCCTCGGAGGTTGTTGACTGATGTTTACTCCCGAAGTTACAGAGGCAATCCCGATTGCGCTTGAGCAAATTTTTGACAGCCTGCAAATGAGCATAATGACAGAAATAGTAAGAATGTTACTTGAAGCTGCGGAGATTATACCGTCAACAGGCTATAAAATGAGCAGATTATACGATTTAGGTACAAGCAAAAAGCGAATCAAAGACATTGTCGCAAGGACACTTAACCTTAGCGATAGAGAAGTTGAAAACATCTTTACAAATATAACGGAAAGTGGATATAACGAGGCGGAGAGCGCTTTTGTTGAACAAGGCAAGGAGTTTATACCATATTCAGAAAACGAGCCACTACAGCAATTTGTGAGGGCCGTACAAGAGCAGACACAAGACGAATGTAAAAACATTACACAGTCAATGGGCTTTGCAAAGCGACAGCCTGACGGCAGTTTGGTCTTTACTCCCGTTGCAGACTATTATCAAGAAACACTTGATAAAGCCGTCACGGAAATTGCAAGCGGTGCGAGTGATTATAATACCGTACTCGAAAAAACCGTAACCGAAATGACAAACAGCGGATTGCGTACGGTTGACTATGCAAGCGGTCACAGCAACAGAGTTACCGTTGCGGCAAGGCGTGCGGTGTCAACAGGGCTGAATCAGGTTGTGGGCAAAATCAACGAGGAAAACGCCGAAAAACTCGGCACAAATTACTTTGAGGTATCGTGGCACAGCGGAGCAAGGCCGAGCCATCAGGTGTGGCAAGGCAGAGTGTACAGTAAGGAAGAACTCGAGAGTGTGTGCGGACTTGGCACGGTAACAGGACTTTGCGGCGCAAACTGCTATCACTCATATTCGCCTTTCACTCCCGGCATAACTCCACGCACATACACAGATGAACAGCTCGACAAGATGAACGCAGAGGAAAACAAGCCTGTAGAATACAACGGCAAGACATACACAAAGTACGAGGCAACCCAAAGACAGCGCAGACTTGAAACCACAATGCGGGCACAAAGGCAGAAAATAAAATTGCTTGAAGAAGGCGGGGCTGACGAGCAAGCAATAATTAACGCTCGTGCAAGATATGTAAAAACTTCCGATGAATATGTGAACTTCTCAAAAAGCGTCGGACTTTCTCAACAATGGGACAGAGTGACAGTTGGCAGTAATACCGTAAAAGGCATTACAAAACCAAAGAAAGCCGAAATGCCGTTAAGAGGTATCAAGAATGTCGACGACGGAAAAATCAGAGGTATGAACAGCAATAAACATATTGCAAATTCTTCAAAAGGTGATATACTAAAAGAAGAAAGTAAAAAGTCGATTACACCTATAACTGATAAAGCTATCGAGCGAGTGCCGAAAGTTGATATTGACGGATATTCTGAAGAACAAAGGGTTGAAATTCAAAAACAACATAAGGAGCTTTTGAAATTTTCAAAAGAACAAAATGACAATAAAGAAGTTGCATTTGTTTTTCGCGACGGATTGGTTGACTATAAACCATTTACAGGTTCTGATGAAAAAATTGACTTTGGCACATACTTGGAGACAAAAGGAAAAAATTTAACTATTTTACATAATCATCCGAGAAACAGTAGTTATTCTATGAACGATTTGGATGTATTTGCAAATAAAAATGTTAGAACAATTACTATTGTAAAAAACAACGGCACAGTTGAATATTTAACTAAAACCGATGATTTTGACAACAATAGATTTGCTCTTGAGTGTAATAGATTGTATAAGAAGATAGTGGTTAAGGAAACCGATGAGGAAAAAGATAGATTTGTTAAAACTTTGCTAAATAAATCAAAAGCTGGGGTGATTTGGAGTGGAAGAAAATAAATCAAGAAACGCAATTATCGACGGACCTATTGAATTGCAAATAAAATGTATGGAAGAATTTCTTTCTACATTAACAGACGAAGAAAAAGAACGCTCAATGTCGAGTGAATTTGACTACTTGGAAGAAGACTAACCGCTCCTTGTGGGCGGTTTTGTTATGCGTGAATTTAATACAGAGATTAGCACTTAATCAATCGGATTGAGTGCTTTTTTTATACCAAAAATTTGAAAGGCGGTGACAAAATGAATATGAAAAAGTATCGGAAAAAAGCTGTTGTAGTAGAAGCATATCAAACCGACAAAAAAATCGTTATACATACACTTGAAGGTGATATGACAGCAAGTCCCGGTGATTATATTATTACTGGTGTTAATGGTGAAAAATACCCTTGTAAACCTGACATATTTAGAAAGACTTATGAATTAGTAGAACAATAAATAATGAGGTGACAAAATGAAAGTAAAAGTAGTTGTGTCGTTTAACGATAAAATGAACGGTCTTATCAACAGACCTGTCAATGAAGTCTTTGAATGTACCAAAGACCGAGCGAAAAGCCTTATTGACCGAGGTTTTGTTATTGAGGTTGAAGACAACAAAAATAAAGCAGATTAAGCACCCTTGCATTTGATTGCATAGGTGCTTTTATTTTACCCCGCCGTTGGTTTATACGGCTGAATTTCTACCGCAGGCAAAGCGGAATATAAGCTATGCAGAAAGGATTTTTATTATGAAGAACATACACACACTTCTCTCTGAAATCGGTATTACGATTCCCGATGAGAAAAAGGCAGAGTTTGACAAGGCGGTGCTTGCAAATTACAAGACTGTTGCAGAGGTTGAAAAAATCACAACCGCAAGAGATAATTACAAATCACAGCTTGAAACAGCGCAGACAGCACTTAAAGAGTTTGAGGGCGTGGATGTCGAAAATCTTAAAAGCGAGATTGCAAAACTGAACATAAGCCTTAAAGACAAAGAAACCGAGTATCAAACAAAAATTGCGGATATGGAGTTTAACTCTGTACTTGACGGTGCTATTTCAAAGAGCGGTGCGAGAAACGCAACGGCGGTTAAGGCTTTGCTTGACCTTGACAGTCTTAAAACATCAAAAAATCAGGCAGATGACATTACAAAGGCTCTTGAAAGCGTAAAGAGCGAAAACAGCTATATGTTCGGTTCTGATGAACCGTTCCAAAATCCTGTAAAAAATACAGGAAACACAGGTATTAAGTCAAACCCTCTTGCAAGTATGAGAGCGGCAATGGGACTTAGTACAGACGAAAAATAATTGACGAGGTGAATTTTTATGGCAAATTCTATTGCACTTTTTAAAACTTACACTACTTTGCTTGACGAGGTTTACAAGCAGAGTTCACTTACAAGCGAACTTGACGGTGCGTCCGACCTTGCGACAGCGGGCGCAAACTCCAATGAACTTATTATTCCAATGATTTCAATGGACGGACTTGCAAATTATTCCCGTAACAGCGGTTATGTGAACGGCGATGTTACACTCACAAACGAAACCGTAAAATGCAACTTTGATCGAGGCAGAATGTTCAATGTGGACACAATGGACAATATCGAAACCGCAGGCGTTGCGTTCGGCAGACTTTCGGGCGAATTTATCCGCACCAAGGTTGTGCCGGAGCTTGACGCATTTCGCTTTGCTGCATACGCAAGTCACGCAGGTATTACCTCTGCCACACCTGCAAACCTTACCACAGGTGCGGCAGTAATCGAGGCACTCCGCAAGGGTACTACTCAGATGGACGAGGACGAAGTTCCGTACGAGCAGCGTTACCTTTACATTACACCAACTCTTTACGGACTTGTGCAGGATTTGGACACAACAAAGTCAAGAGAGGTTCTCAGCAGATTTGCTAAGATTATCACAGTGCCGCAGACGCGCTTTTATACAGCGATTGAACAGCTTGACGGCACATCAAGCGGCAAGACCAAGGGCGGCTATCAGAAAGCCACTGCCGCCTCAAACATCAACTTTATGATTATTCATAAGCCTGCCCTTATCCAGTTTACTAAGCACCTTGACACTAAGGTAATTGAACCGTCGGTAAATCAGGACTCGGACGGTTACAAGTTCGGTTACAGAATGGTAGGCATTGCAGATGTGTACGAAAACAAGACCGCCGGTATTTACTGTCACACAGCGGTTAAGTCTTAAAGGAGTGTGAAGTATGACCGCTTACGCTGACGAAAGCTATTACAAAACCGAATATTTACGTGGCAGAAAAGCGGTCATTATCTCCGCTTTTGCCTACTATGCAAGAGAGGCAACGCTTATTATTAATGCTTACACAGGCTCAAATATCGACGATACAAAGGATATAATCGAGCCTGTGAAACTTTGTTGCTGTGAGGTCGCAGAGCTGATGTATAAAGCCGATAATATGAGCGGCAGTGAGGGCATAACATCAGAAAAAGTCGGAGATGTGTCACGCTCGTATGAAAGCTGTGAGGTTCGCAAAAAGCAACTTACACGATGTGTTAAATCCGCAGTATATAAGTATCTTGCAGACACAGACCTTTTGTACAGAGGTGTTTGATTATGTTTACGGATACTATGCTGACCCTTTACAGATTTAACGGCAAAGGCTTTGACAGGCTTATTATTCCGCATTGCCATTGGCAGGAGTGCAAAGCCGCTAATGTACTTAAAAGCGGAATGCAGAACGCTGACGGAATAGCTATATACATTCCGTTAAATGCGCTTGTTCTTGCTCCAAATGATTTTTTATTTCCGAGCAACGGTCTGTTTCCAAACGCTGATATATCCCCTCTGTCCCCCTCTCAAGACATTATTGTAAAAGGTGAGTGTAATTTTATCTTTGATAATTCAAGCGACAGGAGCGTATCAGAGAGCCTAAAATCCTTGCGTGACAAATACGAAATTCACACAGTAATGAGTATTGACCGTTTGCTTTACGGCCCTGCGGATTTACAGCACATCAAAGTATCTGCGAGGTGATTAAATGCTTTTTAATGTAAATCAGCCGACAGATGTTAGCGGCACTCTTTCTCTCAAGTGGAATAAAGAATTTGCTAATGATTTAAACAAGCATATAGCAAGAGCACAACGAGAGGTTGACAAGGATTGCATTAAGCTGATGAAGCCGTACACACCTTTTAAAATCGGCGTACTCGAAAACTCAGCAACTATACATACCGTTATAGGCAGTGGAGAAATCAAACAGGTTACACCTTATGCAAGGTATCTTTACTATGGCAAGGTGTATGGTCCTAACTATCCGATCGTGCGAGAGAAAGACGGTACGGAGCATATCGTATTCGGGCGCTATAGCGGTGACGGCATTATAATCGGTTGGCGAAGTCCTAAAGGCAAGAAAAAACACCCGACAGCCAGAGATATTCAGTACAGCAAGGACAAACACCCCCTTGCGGGCAAAATGTGGTTTGAGCGAATGAAAGCCGACCGCAAAGGAGATATTCTGCAAGTGGCGGCAAGAAGACTTGGGAGTAATGCAAAATGAATATAATCGAACTTGTAAGGTCCGTTGTGCAGGAGTTCCCGAAAATCGGCGAGCTTGTGCACATTGATTATTCAACAAACAAAGTACAGGATTTTGGACTTTCTCCGACAGGCGACACGCTTGTCAGCGAAGACATTTTAGGAAATCAAACACGCAATCACACCTTTATCCTGTACGCTACCTGTCAGTCGCTCAACGACTATGACCGCCTTGTAAACAGCGGAATGCTGCTTGAACTGCAAATGTGGCTTGAACGGCACGCAGAGGGTGACATAGAAGTTGAAGTCGGCGACAACATTTTATACGGTGAGCTTAAAAAACTCACTTGCTCAAACGGAATGCTTTACAGCATACCTGACGAAAACAACAACGGCGGTGTGCAGTACCAATTGCAAATCACCGCCCAATACACTATTGAAAATTGAAAGTGAGGAATTATTATGGCAGTATCAACACACGATATTGGTAAACTCAAAAGAAGTTACCTTTTACATTTTATTGACGCAAGCTTTGGCACAGGCGAAAGTCCAAAGTGGTATCTTATCGGCAAGGACATTGACGATATGTCGGTCGAGCTTAGTCCGGACACAAGCACAGTAAAGAACATTCTTGATGAAACCTCTGTAAATGACAACGGCTACGAGCCTACCCTTGACGCAGGTACATATTACGCAAATACAGGTGACAGCATTTACCCGAAAATCAAGGATATTGCAATGAACCGCCTTACCGGCGACGACTGCAAAACGAAAATTCTTGAAGTGCTCATTGACAAGAAAACAGGCCCTTATGATGCATGGATTGAGGACTGCATTGTTAAGCCGCAGTCATACGGCGGTGCGCAGGGCGGTGTAAACATTCCGTTTAATGTAACATTTGACGGCAACAGAAAGCAGGGTACAGCGACAATCTCAGATAAGGTACCGACATTTACCGAAACTGTATAAGGAGTGATTCTATGCAGAGTTTGAATTTTAAAACACCCTTAAAAACATATGCAATCAACAATGATGAAAACACAGTAATCAAGATTAACACCACAGACTACTCACTCGTTGAGCGACTCAACAAGCTGACAGAACGCACAGAAGAGCTTGTGCAGAAGTACAAGAATATGAAACCCGAGGATGTAACCTTTGAAATTTTTCTTGATGTTGACAAGGAAATCCGCAAAGAAATAGACTATGTTCTCGGTGCAGGTGTAAGTCAGGGTGCGTTTGGCGATGTAAATTGCCTTTCAATCTGTGATGATGGCAGTATGATTTTTGAGAACTTTCTCAACTGCGTTGTGCCGGTCATCGTAAGTGACATTGAAAACGCACACGCTCAGCAGAGCAAACATATTGAGAAGTACCTCAATCAAGCAAAGAGGCTTGCAAAGTGATTGGATTACTTCCTACAAGCCTTGAAATAGACGGAGAGCAGTACGAGATTAATTCCGATTTTCGTATTGCTCTCTTGATTTTCGAGGCTTATGCCGACAAAGAGCTAACCTACTGCGAAAAAGCGGCAGTATGCTTGAATTGCTTATACAAGGAAGTTCCAAAGAATGTTGAGGAGGCACTCAAAAAGGCATTGTGGTTTCTTGACGGCGGAGATGTGCCGAAATCGAAAAAAGCTCCAGTCAAAATTATTGATTGGAGCTATGACGAAAGCATTATTTTCCCAGCACTTAACAAGGTCGCAGGCTTTGAAACAAGGATTGCAAGCTATGTGCATTGGTGGACTTTTCTCGGCTATTTCAGTGAGGTAGGCGACGGCTTGCTCTCGCAGGTAATGAACATAAGAGGCAAGCGTGCTAAGGGCAAAAAGCTTGAAAAATGGGAGCGTGATTTTTACAATGAGCACAAAGAGCTTGTTGACATCAAGGAAAAGCTCTCTCCCGAACAGCAAGCAGAACTTGACGCCGAAGAGGATTTTATAAACAATCTTGTATAGGTGTTACACAAAATTATTGTTGACAATACACAAACTTTGTTATATTATGTAACAGAGGAGTGATTTTATGAACAGCAAATTTTACAAAGGTTTAACAGTCGTACTATTGATACTTGGTGCAGTCGGAGGAATAGCTTTAGGCGCAGTTTTCCAAAGCGTACATACAAATTTTCTAACTGATACCGTAACCCGCAGTTTTAATTTTACTTTAATGCTTGTATGCTGGGTATCAACAGTATTATTATGCCTGATTTTTGGCGGTATTGCTAAAATACTTACTTATCTTGAAGAGTTGGGTGCAGGTAAAAGCTCAGTAATCGCCAAAACAACAGATTGGGAATGTCCTAAATGTCATTGTATGAACAAAGCAGAGGCGACGGAATGTTCTAACTGCCATTTGGAACATACCGACAGCCGACAAGCAAAATTTGTTAGTAATGATAAGTGGGAATGCCCACAATGTCATTGTATAAATTCCTATAATGACATTGCAGAATGTCCTAACTGTCATTGGCGACCATAAAAATAAGCTGACAGTCGCAATCCTTTAATCTATCTTCAATTAAAAAGCCACTCCAAACGGGGTGGCTAAAATTTTTCAAATTTTACAGCGTACATCTTTGGGTGTGCGCTGTTTTTATACCACAAGGGCCGCATTTTGCTGCGCCCTTAATTTTACAGAAAGGAGTGTGATTACATGGCGGTTGACGGCAGTTTGATTTTCAATACCAAAATCGACACAAGCGGTCTTAACAGCGATATTGCAAGAATCAATAAAGCTATTGAGGCGGCTCAAAAGAAAGCACAGTCGGGTGCAAGGCAGACAGCACAAACTGCTAAAGGGCAGGCTGATAAATCGTCTCAGGCGGCAGAAAACTCAGCAAAGCGTGAAATTACTGCCACACAGGAAAAAGCTGAACAGGCTCAAAACTCGGCAAAGCAAACCGCACAGGCAGCGCAAAAGGTATCAGAATCAGTCGAGCAATCTGCCGAAAAGGTTGTTGATAAGGTTGAGAGCACAGCTAATCGCAACACAGAGGCAGTCGGCAAAAGCACAAATGATACTTGCGAAAGCGTTAAGAAATCAGTTTCTATGAGTGCAAAAAAGGCTAAGCAATCATTACAAACAGTCAGAACGGCTGTTGACAGACTGCAAAGCAAGGCGAAAATGATTGGTAGAACGCTGCTTACCGCTTTCGGTACGGCGGCGGTTGTGAGCTTTGGCAAGGAAAGCATAGAGCTTGGCTCGGACCTTGCAGAAGTGCAGAATGTAGTTGATGTTACTTTTAGTCATATGTCTGCCAGTGTGGACGATTGGGCAAAGTCGGCACAAAAAGCCTACGGCTTGTCTGAAACTATGGCTAAAAAATATGTCGGCACTTTTGGCTCTATGGCGGAGGCTTTCGGCTTTACAGAACAGCAGGCATTTGATATGTCCACATCATTAACTGCTCTTACGGGCGATGTGGCGTCATTTTATAACATCACACAAGATGAGGCATACACAAAACTAAAATCTGTTTTCAGCGGTGAAACAGAAACGCTCAAAGACCTTGGCATTGTGATGACGCAGAACGCACTTGACAATTACGCAATGGCAAACGGATGGGGCAAGACCACATCTGCTATGACTGAGGCAGAAAAGGTAACGCTTAGATATAACTTTGTACTCGGTCAGTTGAGCAATGCAACGGGTGACTTTACCCGAACGCAAAACAGTTGGGCAAATCAAACGAGAATTTTACAGCTGCAGTTTGACAGTATCAAGGCTACAATCGGTCAAGGCTTGATAAATGCTTTTACTCCGCTGCTTAATTGCATTAATCAGTTTATCTCAAGACTTAGCGTTGCGGCACAGAAATTTAAAGACTTTACAGCTCAGGTGTTCGGCTATTCTACGGCAACAAGCAATGCGACAAGCTCAGCTGTAAGCGATATGTCAGACCTTGCAAGTCAAGCGGACAGCTCTACTTCTGAGATTGAAAAAACATCGGAGGCAGCTGAAGACTTGCAGAAAAACCTTGCAGGCTTTGATGAACTCAATGTGATGAGCGACACCTCGGACAACAGCTCAGACACAAGTACGCAAGCGTCAAGTTCTGAAATCAAATCAATGCAAAATGCACTTGAGCAATCTATGCTTGACAGCGACAGGCGTACAAGCAAGACTATTGACAATATTATAAATTCGCTTGACAAGGTAAAAACCGCCTGCGTAACGATTAAAAATTCGTGGGCAAAAGTGTGGAATAACGGCACAGGCGAAAAGGTGCTTGGAAATATTAACTCATTAATTAACACTTTTGTAGGCACAGTTGGTGATATTGCAGAGGCTTTTACAAATGCTTGGGACAAAGCAGGCTTAGGCGACAGCGTGGTGCAATCGTTTATCGACAAATGGAACAGCCTTGTTGAGCTTTTGGATACGGTAGGCGATACATTCAGGCAGGTGTGGAATGACGGTAAGGGCGAGAAAATTTGGAGCAATATACTTGAGGTTATCCGCAACTGCAATAACTATACTGAAACTCTCAGAACCAAAATTAAAGACGCTTGGGAGAAAAACGATACAGGCAGAAAAATTTGGGAGAGCATATTAGGCATTGTCGAAGATATAACAGGGCTGCTTGATGAAATGTCAGCTGACCGCCTCGAATGGCTTGAGGACCTTGACATTAACCCCGTTGCACAGGCGGTTGAACGCTTGACCGAGGGATTCAGAAATCTGCTCAAGGCTTGCGGAGATAAGCTAAAACAAGCGTACAAGAATGTTTTATTGCCGCTTGCAAAATGGACGATTGAGAAAGCTGTACCGACTGTTGTCAACGCTTTGTCTGAGGCACTTAAGTTTTTAGGAAGTGTAATAAAGAAAATTCCTATTTCTGTTATCACCGGCATTGCCGCTGCAATAGGTACAGTGGTGGCTGCTATTAAAGGCTTTAAGGTGTATAAGGAATTTAAGTCTGCGATAGAAAACATAAAGAAAAGCCTTTCTGCGCTTAAAACTGCGATAACGGCTCACCCTTACGCAGCTGCTTTTATGGCTATTGCAACGGCTGTAACTGCGGTGGTTTCTGCAATTAAAGTTTACAATCAAGAAAAGTGGAGCAATTCCTCTTTGAAAAATGAGCTTGACAAAACACAAGAGCTTACAGACAAATGGCAGACCTTGTCTGATGAAATGTCAAGCAAAATAAACGAGATTAACGATACAAAGCTCGATTTACAAGTCGATTTTGATACTGTTGACAAGCTAAAAGACAGGTTGGAAGAAATAATTGCAGACGGTACTATTGACGAGAGCGAAAAAGGCGAATACACAACTATCGTTGATTTGCTTTCTGAGAAAGTGGATGGATTTGACGAACATTGGAACAGTATAACATTTGAAGAAATTGACGGCAATATAGTTATTCATGACAACATAGACACCGTCACTAAAAATCTTGACGAACTTGTAGACAAATGGGAAATTGCTCAGGCGAAACTGACTTTAAGCTCTATGTATTCCGATTTAACAACAGAAAAGAAAAAGGCTGAAATTCAGCTTGAAACTGCAATGAAAGAGGATAATACAGGCAAAATCAAAGAAGAACTTGAGGATTATATCTATCAAAATTCTATTCTCAGCAAAAAGGAGGCTAAGTATTACACAGAGGAATTAATTAAGCAAAAGGGCGATAGGGTCAAAACAAAAAAGGCTATTTTGGAAAAAGCCAATAACGGAATGCTTGATAAAAACGAATATAAAAATTTGATTTACAGCGATAACGGACAAATTAATATGCTGTATGGCGGTAACGATACAATGGAGCATATGCAGGAGTCGGTTGACGAGTATTGGAAAGCAAGTGACGCTTTACAGGAATTGCAAAACAATGTGAATGCCTACACTGATGAACAAGACAAATGTTACGGCTCTCTCAAGGCTATTAACGGTGAAACTAAGGATTATAATGCTTATCTTCGTCTGTCATCGGAATACGGACTTGAACATGATACGGTTCTCTCGCTTTTGAAAGACGACGGCATAACTACTTGGGAGGAGCTCGAGGCAGCGGCACAAACAGGAACAGAATCAGTACACAAGAATGTGAAAAAAGCATCGGGTGCTGTTGTTGATTCACAAGAGGAAACACAGGGTGTGCTGATCTGCACAAAGCAAGCGTTTGGCGACCTTGACGGTACAGTTAATAAAACAAGCCAAAATTCCGCCAATGTATTTTCAAAAAATACAAACCGCATTTCAGGCTCGGCACAGACTATGGCAGACCGCATTTCTAACGCACTAACGGCAATCAAAACAGTCTTTTCAAATGTTTTTGAACCCTTGTATAACATCATCAAAAAGCCTCTTAACAATGTTTTAACCGGACTTGAAAATTTTATCAATGGCTTTATTTCAGCGTTGAACGGAATGTTAAGCGGTGTGGATACGGTTGCTAACGCTATCGGCAAGCTATTCGGACAGGAATGGCACGCAGGTCGGCTTGATAAGGTGCACATCCCCAAACTTGCTACAGGCACATATGTACCTGCAAATTACGGTGAATTTCTAGCAGTTCTCGGCGATAATAAGCGTGAACCTGAGGTAGTATCTCCGATTTCTGCGATGAAACAGGCTATGGCTGAGGTACTTGCTGAATATGGCGAAGCGGGCAACGGCGGTGATATTCACATTACCTTAACTATGCCCGACGGCAGGGTGCTTTTTGAGGCTGTTGCTGATGAGAACAACAAAATCAAGAAACGCACAGGCAGGTCCGCTTTTGCGTAAGGAGGGATAAGATTGAGTGAATTTAAAGGCTATTTAATTAAATTCCCGAAAAACGGCTTGCAGTTTCCACATAAGCTCATAGCTAAAGAGAGTTATCAAGCCACACCTTTACAGCGTACGGAGATTAAAGCTTATCGTGACAGCAACAACCTTTTAAGGCGAGTAACATCACCGAACAACAAGACGAAGATTACATTCAATACCAAGGACGGTCTTACCCTTGCTGAAATGAGAACTATTCGCAGTGTTTTAAACGGTGCTATGTCAAATTCTCAGCAACGCAAGCTCAATGTTGAATACTGGGACGATGAACTTCTTGCGTACCGCACTATGACCGCATATATACCCGATATAACATACACGCCAAAGCTTATTACCGCAGACAACATTAAATATGCGGCGGTAACATTTACATTTATTGAATATTAAGAGGTGGTTAATTTGCTTGAGGTTTCAAGCCTGCACAAAAAGCAGACTATTGAAAATCTGATTGAAAACACGCTTACAGTTTCATTTCCAAACGGTGAATACGAGGACATTACCGAGGAAAACATAGCAAGCGAAAGTATGAGCATTAAACAGTCAATTTGTGATGAAAGCAAGCTGAAATTTGGTGGCTGTATTGCCGCTGAAATTAACATTGACATTGTAAATTCAATTGACAGAACCTTTACAAATGACCTTGTAGGCAAATGGATAAGCGTAAAATTAACGCAGCGTTTTCCGAGCGGAGAAAAGCTGCTGCCATCTGCAAAGCTGTTTTTAGGTACATCACTTTTGCCGGGAGAAACCGTAGCTGCAAAGGAATATTATTTGTTTAGCGGTATTATTGACAGTGCCAAGCTCGACAAGAATAACCGCAATAAGCGACACATTGTCGCTTATGACGCACTCTCTATGTTATATGATATTGACGCAACAAATAAGCTGTTTGATTTATGGAAAACTTATCCAAACGGCTATAAAATCGGCGAATTGGTTGTGCAATGCCTTAACTACAACGGAAAGCATATGATTCAGGTCGAGGATAACAAAGAAATTCTCGACGAGGTGATAAACCAATCAACAGGCTTAACTGTACGAAATTTCCCGACATACAACAGAGCATGGCTTGAGGACTCAAATACAATTACATACGGCGAGCTGCTCAAGAATTGTTGTGAATTGCTCGGAGTATTCGGAACAATTATTCCTAATGCAAGCTATGGTGTTTTTAGATACATCGAACTCGGCAAGAGTACAGAAACATACGATTTTTACGAAAACTTATACGCAGAAGAATACGATTGCAGCGGCTACAACGATTTTGTGTTTATCAACGGTTATTCGTCAAGGGAGAAAAAAACAATCGAGTTTGAAACTTTGTGGGGCGATGAGTCGAACAGTTATGACTTAACAAAAAATACAGTCTGCCGACAGGAGGATGACGGCACAGGCGGTTCGGCAATACACAATGTACAAAATCTTCTTAACGGCAAAACAGGCGAACGATTTTATAATTGCTCCTATACACCGCTTACAACTACTCTCGACGGCAGACCTTGGGTGCAGATTGGTGACGGAATAGAAATTGAAAGCTATGTTACTGATTCAAACGGTGATTTTGTATATGATAACGCAGGACAACCTAAAAAAGAAAAAGTAAAAGCCTATGTGCTGAGCCGTACACTGAGCGGAATTAAAGCTCTGACAGACAGCATAGAGGCAAAGGGGGAATAAATATTATGGCATACACAAAAACAAATTGGGAAGACGCACCGAGCACAGCTACACCACTTTGCGCAGAAAACTTAAACAAAATCGAAAAAGGCATATACGAGAACAGCATAGACCTAGCGCTTGCGGATAGCAACATCAACACGCTAACCGAAAGAATAACTGCGATTAACACAGCCCTATCTGCAAAGGCAGATAAAACCGAGCTTGAAGATGAAATAACAGACATTGACGAAACAGTGACAATGAAGATTAATCTTAAAGCTGATAAGGACAGTGTAGACAATGCAGTCGCTCAGCTAAGCAAGCAGATTGCAGACAATAAGTCCTCAGCTGATGAGTCAATCAGTACTCTGAGTCAGACCGTAACAGACAACAAAACAGCGACAGACAAGTCGCTTGCGGCTAAATATGATAGCTCAAATTTTGAGAGTGGTACAGGAACATTAGCACCAGCCCAAGAAATATATGCTGGTTGCAAGGGCAGTTTTGTATATTCTAAAAATGGTAATATTGTAACTGTATCGGTCAATATTACGGCACTGCTCTCTCATAAAAAATATATTCAGATGTCAGGTTTACCGTATGCGGCAAAAAACGAAAGTAGGTTGTCTAGTTTTGTTGTATATTCAACAGCAAATAAATTAATAAACATCAGACTTGACGGCTCTTGGATTTATGTCAGTTCAACGGACATTTTTGCAGAGGACGAAAAAATCAATTTCATTATTACTTACATAATCAGATAAGGAGCGAGTTACTATGGAAATCAAAGAAAGAATTACACTCGATATGCTCACAAAAGACAGTGTAAGCGTATTAAGACAGAAGTTTATTGAAATCAACGGCACAGAAATGCAGGTTGGCGGCAATGTTCGCAACGCATATATGAATTGTGAAAACGACAGGGAAATACTTAAAGCCGAGCTTTCAGAAGAATATTATAACGCCGTTATGGCGGTATGGGAGGAAAAATAAATGAGTAATTCAAAACTTGTAAACTACACAAAATTAAGCCCGAACCATTCAGGAACAAGAACACACAGTATTGACCGCATTACTCCTCACTGTGTTGTCGGTCAGTGTTCGGTTGAAACTCTTGGTAACATTTTTATGAATAAAAAAAGTGAAGCAAGCTGTAACTACGGCATCGGTACAGACGGCAGGGTTCTCCTCTGTGTTGATGAGGACAACCGTTCGTGGTGTTCTTCTTCAAACTCAAACGACCAGAGAGCCGTTACAATTGAATGTGCAAGCGAGCTTAAACACCCTTACGCATTTAACGATAAAGTTTATAATAAGCTGGTTGAGCTTTGCGTTGACATCTGCAAGCGTAACGGCAAGAAAAAGCTTCTGTGGATTAACGATAAAAACAAGGCTTTAAATTATAGCACTAAGTCAGACGAAATGCTCCTGACCGTTCACAGGTGGTTTGATAACAAGTCCTGCCCGGGCGACTGGCTTTATAACCGCCTTGGTAACCTTGCAAAAAGCGTTACAGACAAGCTCAGTGGCAAGGTTAATAAAGTTGAAAAGCCAACGTTGACTTATCGTGTATTTGCTGATCACAAATGGTACAGCGAAGTAAAAGGTCTTAGCAACATAGCAGGAAGAAAAAAGCAAGCTATTTCGGCAGTTGCAGTAAAGGTCAGCAAGGGCAACATCAAGTACAGAGTGCATCTGCTCAACGGTGACTGGTTGCCTTGGGTTGACGGATACGACATCAAGGACGATATCAACGGCTATGCAGGCATTAAAGGCAAGGTTATTGACGGCTTGCAGGTTGAATTTGAGGGAGTCGGCGATTATAAGGCAACCTACAGAGTGCGTAAACAGGGCGCAGGCTTTTGGGATTGGCAGCACAACACAGAAAAAGACAGCTCACAGGACGGTTACGCAGGTGTGTTTGACACAAAGATCGACGGCTTGCAGATTACACTTACATAACGGAGGTATAAAACAATGAAAGACAATATTATTCAGGCTACTGTTTCAGTAGCTATCGGTGTACTTATATCGTATTTTAATATCTTACTTATCCCAATTCTCGTGCTCATCGCTGTAATGCTTATTGATTATATTACAGGACTGACATCTGCGTACAGAAACGGTGAATTAAAAAGTAAAACAGGTTTAATCGGAATTTTGAAAAAAGCAAGCTATCTCGCTCTTGTGGTTGTTGCGGGTGTTGTCGATTATTTAATCTGCACAGGCTTAGCGGCGGCAAATGTAGATATAGGTGTCACATATTGTTGCGGTTTAATTGTAACGATTTGGCTCATCATCAACGAATTAATCTCAATTCTCGAAAATCTCTCGGAGTTAGGCACACCAATTCCGAAATTCCTTGTAAATATCGTCCGCCGATTGAAAAATACAGTCGAAAATAAAACCGATACAGACACAAAAGAATAAGCATACATAAGTTTAGCCCCTCGGATACCAAAGTGGTATTTGAGGGGCTTTTACTGTGTAATTTACTGTGTAACTTTATTGATTTTAGCTGATATTGTTTGATACCGAAATTCACTCAAAAAGCAAAGGCTGAGTGATTGAAAAACATAGCAAATAAGCCGATTTTTCAGTGCTTATCACAAAAAATAAGCACCCGATTGCTCGAGTGCTTTTGGCGGAGATGGAGAGATTTGAACTCTCGCGTCGGAGTTACCGACCTACTGGTGT